CACGTTCGCCTTTTCGAGGCTATCGACGTAAAGCTGCAGGGCCTGCGGGCCTGACAGCTTGCGGAACTGTTCGGCCGTCACGCCGACCTGCGGTGCGATGCGCTCGAAGAAATCCTTCATCGGCCCGCCACCTGTGGCGATGAAATCACCAACGCGGTCGTTTACGTCTTTCAGGATATCCGAGAACTTCTCCTGCGAGATGCCTACCCTCTCGGCTGCATAGGCCATCCTTTGAAACTCCTCCGGCGCAGCGTTGGCGAGCCGGCTGAGGTTCTGGATTTCGGCGGCAGTATTGATAGCCGAAACCGACATTGCGGAAAGCGCGGTGGTGGCCGCGGCTGCCGCAGTGGCTGCGGCAGCGCCAACCCCCGCGCTCAGGCTGACCAAACCGGCCTGCAATGCGCCAACACCCGGCAGGTTGCCCAGAGCGCCGAGCCGTTTGTTGACCGAATCCGAGAAGCGCGCGAGACCGGATTTAGCCTGCAGGATGCCTTTCTGGAAAGCCGCCTTGTCGAGCGAAAGCCCGACACTCAGCCGCCCCACAAGTGCATTCGTGGCCATGCCTCATTCCCCGGATTGGCCGAACCGCGCGCGCCATTCCGCCATGGTAATAGCCGGAAGTTGCGCCTTCGCGTTGGCGAGATACATTTGCAGATCCTGTTTGTCGCGCGGGTCGCGCCGCAGCAGTTCGGACAGCTTCGGAAGCCGCCGCGCCCGTTGCAGCGCCGCTGAAGCCCAGGCGGCGGTAAGCAGGACATCAGTTTCGCGCTCGATGCGTGCCTGTGCTATCTCCAGCTCGGTCAGCAACAGGCGCGGCGTGATGAGCCAGAACCGGTCCGGACACTGGCCGACCGATAGCCAGGCCTCATAGAGCTGGGCGAGGTTCAGCGCCTCGCCGGCTTCTTTCCCGGGCGTGAGGCCTTTGCCGTTTTGGCCGCATCGACATCGGCGGACGGGAAAGCGGCGGCCAGCAGCCTGCCCGGCAGCGCCATGTCGGCCATGAGCATCTGCTCACCCAGCGCCGGAGTAGCATCCGGATGATGTCGTTCCAGGGCGATATCAACGATGTCGAGATAGACGCCCAGGTCGGGAAGCTCTTCGGCCGCAGCATCCGCATGGCGGATCACTGCCAGGTCTTTGCCGTATTTCGCCTGCAGCTTCGCAATGCCTCGCAGGCCCAGCATCAGCGAGTATTGCTGTCCGCCATGCTGGACACCGATCTCACCAGTAAGGCTCTCCATGATCAGGCCCCCGAACCTTCGGCGATGATGTAGCTGGACAACCGGAAAGTTGCCGTCGCCGTCATCTTGTCATTGACCGGTGCGGTGCGCGCATATCCCTTCAGGAAGCCGGTGAACTGCTCGAGATCTGCCGCGCCGGGCAAAGTGATCTCGACGATCACATCCTCGCCCGAGGCCTTGATGCTCTTGAGCAGGGTATCCGTGGCCGAATCCGGGATGTAGTTCATCGGGATCCCAATTTCGCCGCTGTCGATCAGACCGGAGATGAACTGCTTTCGCCGGCCGGGGGATTTCATGTGGGTGACCTCGACCTCGTCCGCCTGTTCGTCAGGCAGATCGACATCGCCCACCAGGGCGATTTCGGTGAATGTCGGGGTAGGACCGCGCCCGATCCGGACCGTCGTGCCATAGCCAAGCATACCATCAGGCATAATCTTGTCTCCTATGCTGGATTTCAGGAAAGAGTCGCCGCCGGCCGGAATGATGTGAGCCGGAAAGTCATGACCAAGGTGCCGACGTTGCGCCGGCCGTCCGTATTGGCGACGACGGTGGTTTCATCGAGGAAACAACCCCGATCCAGACGCCTCAGCGTGGTTGTTACCACGGCCTCGACAATCTCGCTGTCTTCGTCGTGCTGGTCCTCGACCTCGTCGTGGCCGGCCCGCCGCAATGCAACCTGCAGCATGGTGCTGCGCCTGGTCGAGGTCATGGTGTCCAGCTCGCAGCGATCCTGTGGTGTCAGCACGCCGAGGACCGGCAGGGTGCCTTCATCCACGACCCCGGGCCAGACCCGGAAGATGGTGAATTCCTCGAACCGCGAATGTTCGCGCAAGGCGGCGCGGACCATGTCGCGATACTCACTGCGATAATGCGCCATCAGATGGTCCTCGCGGCGTAGGTGGCCAATTCGCAGAGCTGGAAGGCATCGCTGGCCGGAGAGCCGAGGTTATGGACCACCATCACCCGGAAGCAGCGCCGGTCGGGAAGAGTGATCCGGTCATCACGGCGCAGATCCGGCGCCAGATCCCGGCGCACTCTCCAGGTCGGCGCATCGATGCGGATGATCTGGCCATCGGCACCTTCGACCTCGATCGGCGTCTCGCGGAAGATCGACTGAATCTGCCGCGAGGCGCCGTCCTGCGGGAAATAGGTGACCTGATCACCGAAGACACCGGATATTAGCCGGGTCATCCCGAGGAAGAGGCGGGTCATCAGGTGCCGACTGCCGCCGGTGCAGCGCCGTTGAGGCGAATATTGCCGAAACCCGAAGGGTTCGCCGCCGCCTCGATCGCCACGCCAAGATAGACGGTGCCTGCCGCCGCGACATTGGTGCACAGGCCACTGGCGGGGGTCAGGTGGATGGCTTGACCAACGGTCCAGGCCTGCGCCGAAATCTTGCTGACCCGGTAGCAACCCTCGAGATGCATTTCGACCGGCTGGCCGTTTGCCGCGTCGACGCCGGCAATTCCGGCCAGGACGCCCACGGCAAACGTGTCGCCCGATTTCAGCGCCTTGGGCGCGGGGACCGTGATCGAGGTCCCTTTCTGCAGGAAGTTTTTCATGTTCCGCTCCGGTTGGGTGGGATGAATGACAAGAGCCGCCTCAAGGGCGGCTCTTTGTCGGGATCATGGGAGGGGCTGCAAATCAGCCGGGGTTCTTCCAGCCGCCACGCGGATCCGCAGCGCCGGTGCCGAAGTCGTGTTCAACCGTCATCGAGAAGCCCTGCGTGCCGAAAGGCTCTTCGGTGCGCACGCGGGGTGCTTCCTGACCTTCGAGGAAGCCGTAGACCCAGCAAGGCGCGCGCTCGGCAAGCAGATACCAGGCATTGTCGGTGATTTCGGTGGTAACCACCACCTTCAGCTTGCCCGAGAACGGGTTGACTGCATCGGTCGAGTTCGGCGTGATCGCTGCGACAAACATTTCCGCAGCGGTTTCCTGTTCCGGCCCGACCAGCAGGATCGACGGCGACAGGTTCAGTTTCAACCCATCGATCGATTCCTGCTTGCGCATGGCCGCGCGGCCTGCCGACACGGATGCAGCATCGATCGCGCTGCCGGCCGCGGCGAGGTTGCCGCGCGCAACCGCAAAGAGCGGGCTGCCGTCCGCCAGATTGGCGTTCAGGGCAGCCGCATAGAAGGTGCGCTCTTCGAAATGCGCCACGGTCTCGCCATAGCTCGACAGCATGTCGTTGATGGCGCCCAGATCATCGTTGATCATCATCTGACGGCTGACCGTCAGACCGCGTGCATAGGCGATCAGCACTGCGGTTTCACCGCTTTCCCCGAAGGTGCCCCATTTGATCTCACCGGTTTCGCCGACCGGCAGCAGCATCGGGAAGTCACCCGAACGCACCAGGGGCATGGGCCGGAAGTCGCGGAAGTTCTTCTTCTTCGAGATGACCCGATAGGTCGGCTGGAATTCGCTGTAGCGTTCCAGAAGCACCTTGTTCAGCGCGTTCTGGAAGATCGCCGGAAAGTCACTGGTCGAGTGCGAGGCATTCATGAACACCTCGACCTTGTCGCCTGCCGAACGGATCTTGCCGCGATGATCGATGGTCGTCGCCGCCATCTCGACCAGCGACATGTCCATGAAGGGTCGCGCCGCCGGGGTCGAAGGATCACGCCCGGAAATCTGGGCGTGTAGCGCCGCCGACATGGCCGCGCGCCGGGCCGAGCGTTCGTCGCGCTGGTTGTGGTTGCGCGGCGTGCCAGGGCGGGCGCGGGTCGCATCGGGTGCATGCTTCATGTTGAATTCCTTGGTCACCTGCTTGATGGTCAGGCCCCGTTTGACCCAGCCCATGACGACATCGGCACCGATCTTGCGCGAGGCTGCGAAGTTCCAGATCGCGGTGGCATGGGCGTTCGGCTCATCATCCGCCGCCGCCTCGATCTCATCATCACCTTCGGCGGTGGCATCTTCCTCCACCTCCGCCTCGATTTCATCATCGCCTTCGAGGGTGGTGTCATCCTCGTTTTCGGTGGTGGTTTCGTCATCGACCTGTGCTTCCGCATCGTCGACCTGCGCAGTGATGCGCCCGTTCTTGCCCGGCATCGGGTTCCCTTTCTGCTTGGGTTTTGACGACGCGGTCATGGCCGCGATCATCGATCCGTTGGTCTGCTTCGCCAGCCCGTCACCGATCCGGCGCAGGCTCTCGGGTGCCTTGGGATAGAGCCGATAGTCGAAAAGCGCCGCTGCTGCCGCATCGGTGCTGTCGTCGGTTTCCGTCGCAAAGCCCGCCTCGACGGCGGCGGCACCGTCGAAATAGGTTTCGGCCCGCATGATTTCGCGCGCCGCATCGGCTGTGATCCCGGCACGGGCCGCGTAAATCCCGGCATAGGCATTGGCGAGGACACCCAGGGCCTTGGCGGTGTGCAGGTGATCCTCTTCGGTCCCGCGCCCTTGGGTCGACCAGTTGGCCGGATCATGCACCATCATGATGGATCCGAGCGGCATGACGATCTTGTCCCCCGCCATCGCGATCAGCGAAGCGGCGGAGGCCGCGATGCCTTCCACGATCACCGTGACCTCGCCATCGTGGTTCTTGAGCGCGGTGTAGATCGCCTGCCCTTCGGTGGCGATGCCGCCACCCGAATTGATGCGAACGGTCAGCGGACCGGACATGCCGGCGATCTGCTCGCGCACCGTCTTGGCGGTGAAGCATTCCTCATCCCAGAAGGAAAAACCGACCGTGCCGGTCAGGAAGATTTCATTCATCACTGCTGTCCTTGGTGAAGGTCGGGTTCTTTCGCGACACGTCAGCACGCGGATCGCTGTCGAATGGCAGGCCGAGCTTGTCGGCCTCGTCCTTGTCCTGCATCTGCTCTTGCAACAGCCGTTCCGGATCGACGCCCAGCTGACGCACCACGCCCTGACGCGACTGGAAGCCCGATCGCACGGCCTCGCGCAATGCGCCGAATTCGCGCGCCGGGTCCACGAGAATGCGGTGCGGTGGCACCCATGTCAGTTTGACAGTGCGGCGGTCCTCCCAAAGCAACTTCTGGAAAACTTCATCCTGTTCGGCCTCGGCCCATGCCTCGACAAACCAGCCACCGAAGCGCTGCAAGAACATCGGCACCATCATGAGCCACTGCCAGCCCGAAATATTGCGATCCATTTCCAGCCGACCAATACGGGCCGAACTGAAATTGACGCCGCTCAGATCACCGGTCAGCGCCTCATAGGTGATACCGACTCCCATGGCCGCAGAACGATGCACCGTGCGCTGGAATTCATCGAAGCCGCCAACTTCGGGCGGATCGGAAAACTCCAGTTCCTCATCCCCTCCGATCTGCATGATGACGCCGGGCTGCAACGTGCCGCCCAGCTCCTCTCGCGGTTTCATATCGGCCCCCAACCGGTGGAAAGCGGCGAAACAGGCAGCGATCTTCTGACGCATGAGATGCGCATCCTCGGAATCGTCGAGGTTCAGAAGTTTTTCCGCGATCGGCGTGTACCAGCTGATGCCGCGCGTCTGGCCGGGCCGGTCTATGCGGAAAACGTGAATGATGTCCTCGGCAGCTATCCGCTCTGACACGTAGGGGTTGCTGCCGGGCCGCCACTCGCCGCCGGGGTGCTGGGTGTAGAGCCAATACGCCACCCGGTCGCCCGAATGCTGATCGTATTCGATGCCCTCGCGGATCTCGTTTCCGTCGAGCGAACGACCGAAGCGGCTGTCATCAATGTAGTCGGGTTCCAGCACCTCGATCTGCAAGGGCATCGACAGTCCCGAATTGACAGGCCGGTGCCGGCGGATAAGCACCTCGCCCGCATCGATGATCGTGTTCATCGCCGTGGTTTGCAGGCCGTAGAAATTCTGCAGCCCAGCCCGGTCGATCGCGGTGGTGTCGAGGTGATCCTCGATCAGATCGAGCCCACGCTGGCGGATGCGCGCTTGCACCTCCTCGGCAAGGCCTTTGGCGGGTTGGACCTTCGGAATGATGCCGTCGCCCACGACATTGCCTGAAATCACCTGCTGAACACGTTTGGCGAAAGGCGTGTTGCGGATCATGTCGCGGGCG